CCCATGATGGCTCGCTTCGTCTTGTATCCCCAGCGGTACACAAAGCTCTTGACGAAGCTGAGCTCCTGCCCCAGCTCGTTGGCAATCTCGGTCACGGTGCGCTCTTTGTAGTACTGCGGATCGCGTGGCATCATTGCGGACTTTGTATAGGGTCGCTGAGGCCGTCGAAAGCTGGTCAACCGCGTGTCATCGTTGCGCAGCGGTAGCACGGTGCCGTTGTGGCTCATGGTCATCACTTCGGCGTAGTGGTACTTCACATCTGCGATATCGATGTTGAGTGCGTTGGCGATGTACCACAGCGGGTTGTTGCTTTGGAGCGTCGCTATGACGTCGTCCGTGTAGCGTAGGTCATCTCGGTGAATCACAATAATCCCTCCTTTGCTAAGAAGTGCCAACGCTTGATGCGGTCAACTGGCAAGCCAAGACGACGCGCCGCTTCGTGTCGTGTCTTGCAATCGATGAGGATAGCGCGCTGCTCGTCGGTGACGACGGTCTGCGTCTTGGGTGTGCGGATGCCAAGTTTGACGCGCAATTCCCACACCGTCGAAGAGTGCACGCCCAACGCTTTGCCGACCCGTCGATTGCTGAATGTTGACCGAAGCAATGCCATCACGGACTCAGTGAGCCGTATTTGTTTTACTCGTAGTCCAACGTATCGTCTGCGCATACGCTCCATGGTTGGGTATGCTATGCCGAAGCGCTTGGCGATTGTTGCGTTGGTGGCTTTGGTTTTAAACGCGGCAATCATCTCTGGGGTGACTTCGTGCGGACTGCGTCGCTGATCTCGAGGCACCAACGTTTTGCGTAGCAAAGAAATCATTGCTTGATCGATGCCGTGCTTTGCTTGCATTGCGCGCTGGGTCATTGTCTTGTCGAAGAGGTCGCGACGAAACTCTTCGCCGCGACTCTGTACGTACCGCTCAGCCTTCTCGGGATTGGCATAACTCATAGCTTCGGCCTCTTCGCTGCGAATTGCTCAGCGATTCGCATCGCACCTTCGACGGTGTCCGAGGTGTATGCGTGCTGTGCTTTGGTTTCCTCTGTGAAGACGTCCACGCGAAAACGACCAGCGTAGGTCATGGCGCAGGTGAAGACGAAGGTGCGAGACTTCGTCTTGTGCGTTGCCTTGATGCGCGAGCCGTCGCGCACCCATGTTAGAACTGGCATTCTTTGCGATTCCCTTCTTTGCGCAGTGCATCGACGTACGCCAACGCAGCGTCACGGGTATAGCAAAGTTTAATGCTGGATGAACCATCAGCGTGCTCGGCTTCCACTTCGTAGTAGTGCCCCATCGAGCGAACCCAGACGCGCATTGTCAACCATCGATAATAGAGTTCTAAGCGGGTCATTACTTGCTCTTTTCTGCTGATGTGTCGATGATGCGCTCGATGTCGACAATCTCCCAATCCTCAGTCTTGTAGCCCTTGTAGATATCGTGTTTGCTGCCAAGGTAATGAAAGATTCTTTCGTGTATGCCTGACGAAAGTTTCTCGTCTTTTTCTTTGACTGCCATGAGGCACGGGGTATAGATTCCTTCCGTCCATCGAATAGTAAGCTTCACCAGAATCATCACTTCCACCTTTCAACGATGGTAATTTATATTTGAAATATCCAAAGAGTGACAAAAATCATCAAAGCAAACAATAACAAGGCCAATTGATGAATCCTTGTTCCGTATAAAAGCACGTATCCTAAAACCGCCCATCCTACAATCACTGCAATCAGTCCGCCAAAAACAACGTAAACAGGCATTACTTCCACCTTTCAACGATTGCGGTGCTCAGCATGAACACCGCTGCCATCAAGACCACACCGACAAGCACCGTGGTCATCGCTTGCCCTCTTTGATTTCTTCGTCGCTGATCATGCTGGACTCGTAGGACATGGCGCAGACCTTGGTGTACAGCTCGCCGACCAATTGTTGCAAAGCATAGTGCCTCAGTTCGTCGGGATGGTTGCGGTACAACAGCACCATCCCTTTGATGTCGACCAGCGCCCGCTCTGCCTGCACTGCGTACTCTTTGATGTTGTTGAGGTGTGTCTGTTTCACAGCATTTGCTCCTGTACTGGCATGGTGTCAATTTGCTCGATTTGCTTCACGATAGACTGTGCGGTTTTCGCCATTGTGGCAATATCTTCGTAGTGTGTGTACGCATCAAAGTGCGTGTCGGCACGTTGCGCTTGCGACAGATGCGTGCGTATGCGCTCGTTGAGAATCGCGATCCGGTCAGTGAGTTCTTGTCGTTCAATGCGGCGTTTGGTGTTGCTCATCGCTCGCCCTCGTCATGCTCTTTCTTGCGTTGCTCGATAACCCGGGACAACTGCGCCATCCTCGCCATTAGTGCGGTGTACCGTTCTTTTTCGCGCATCGTGAGGTACACAAACAACCGTTGGCGCAACTCGCGAACCTCTGCGCTGATTTGCATCAGGTCAGCCTCAATCGTTGGCTTACTCATCGATGTCACCGTTGAAGACTGAGCCGACCCAGTGCGTATCACACATGGCATCGACGTGGCTCTCGGTCTTTTCGAAGGTGAACGAACAGCCACACGGTGCGGTCACTGTGATTGAGCCAATCCACGGCTTTTGCACCATGCGACGAATGGATTGCTCCAACTCCATAGCCTGCTCGTTGGTGTACGTGGCCGCTGCGTTGCGCTGACGTGTCGCGATCTTGACGCGATACGTGGCTGCCTTCATTGCAAACAGCCAAATCAGATAATAGTTCTCCATTGCCATGCCTTTCTGTGTAACAAATGCCCACGTCGCTATATTACCGTATACACAATCATCTTGTCAACTCCTATCTTTGATGAGTTTTTGACGAGTTTCTGCAATGCTACAATGAATGGCAACAACAGCCGGTCATTAGATATCGTAATCAAGCCCGACTGTGCGCTCTGCTCGGTGACGACCGGCGCATTGGATGACGAGCGTGCACCTAACGGCATCCATTGCGCAGACAGCAGAAACAAAGAGCCCCGCATCCAAACCGGTGCGGGGCTCTTTGCATACACCAACGCCGCCCCGTGATGGAGCGGCGTTGATGCAGATGACCGTCAGCGGGAAAGGCACCGCGTACGACATCTTCATTGTATCACCGCGATGCAGTCCTGCCAAGAATAGAACACCGCGGTAATGTGGTTATTATACTACGGTTTCGCTGGCCACGTCGTCACATTCCACACAATGTTTTCGGTGATGTCTCGCAGTTCTTGACGATAGACGCGCCACGCGTCCACCTGAGCCTCGGTAAGATTCACATCGGGCAATTGCGTATAATCGGAATTAAAGAGCCTTAGATTGCGTTCTGTGCGGAGTGCGTCCATCGCTTCGGCTTCGGTGTACGGTCGCTCTTCGACGTCGGCACCGTCGGGAAGTACTGGGTAGTACTCGCCGTACTCATCGAAGTATTCGTACGAGATCGCGACGGGGTTATAAATCCGGTAAATCATAGCAGCACCATGTGAAATATAGGCGACTCGCCGGCCGCGTCTTCGGTGACCAATGCGAGCGTGTGCGTGCCTGTTTGAGTATGCGCTCGATACTGGACCACGTCGCTGGCTTTGAAAAATCGAGTAGCGGTGTGTCGAAACTTCACATCTCTCTGCGCGCCCGTGCCCATTGAACAAACGTCGACAGAATTGACGACTAAATCACCGTGGAAGTTGTCTCGTGTAGTCAATGAACCAATGACGGTTATCTTGGAGTACCCAGCGATGGGCACCGTGATGGATGAGCCCGACCACGTCATATTTCCGCCGCTGTCAATTTCCGCTTGCCATGTGACGATCACTCCGGCCGTGGTGATGCTCAGCGTTGCGGTGCGGGTCAATGAGAGAAACACCGCATCATCACGCCGCTCTACGGTGCTGACGCGCTCGGTCAGCAATTGCGCTTCATCAGATTTCAGCCAAGTCAATGCGCACCTCCTCAACCCCTTCCGAATTCATCGACAACGACACCGCATAGACTTTGCGCGTCAATGGCGCTACCTGTTTGACGTCGACATAGACCAAGTCGCCGAGATAGTAATCACGACCATAGCGCCACGTGCCAGTCTGCAATACTTCGATGTCAAACGCTTCAATGCTCAAACGTTGGCGACGAAATCGAGAAAAAGCAAGATTGTACAATTGCTGTGTTGTTGTTTGATCTGCGCCTTTGATGTATGCTTCGCGCAAATCAACGCCCGTTGGTGCCGTCGTTGGGTATCGGCTGCGCAGGTTGTTCTTGTCTTTGCCTTTGCCGACCGCATAAAACAACGATGCGTAGTTCATCACGTTCGTCGACTGGTTAAGAGTGCCGACGGTGTTGTTCTCTTGGCTGAATTTGATGTAACTGCGCCGGTCCGCTCCGAGGTTGTCAGCGTAGAACAGTTCATAGTTCAACGTTGCAATGGTGAAGCGTACATCAAAGTCAAGGCCCCCAGTGTCGGCAACTTTGACCATTGTGCTCAATACGTTTTCACCGCTACATGATACTTCGATTGCGGTGCCGATACCGAGGTTCGTTGCGTCTGTTGCAGTGGTGACTCGACCATCCACCCATCGTTGCAACCCGGTGCCGTATCGTCGAGTGAGATTTGCGCCAAAGTATGGAGGGTTACCGTTGGCGAGGCTTCCGACGTTGCGGTTCCACAGTTCTACCATAATTGAAGATGCAGTAGTGTATACTGACGTCCTAAAAAATGATGTGCCCAACAAATTGGGATACCAAGCGACGATGCGATCCGACAAGATGCACTTCGCATCGACCGCCGTCACGCTAAGGATGGGATTCTGTCCGAATGAGCGATTCCAAAACCGTATGAAGCCGACAAACTCCGTATATGCTTGCATCCCGATTGCGGTATCGCTTCGGATAATTTCAATGATGTATCCGTAGTCCAAATCTTCAACTATAGGCGCCTTAAGATTCACCGAGAACGTCGCCACGCTTGGCGTGTTGACTTTGTGCACCACTGCGATGTCGAGCGGGGTGACGATGCCAAGCGCCACCCCTGCGTTATCGTACAGTTTGATTGTGTACTGTACTGGCATGGCTAAGCTCTCGT